GCAAAAGGTTGATCTGATGCCAGTTGTAAGTATTTTTGAGGACAGCAATAATGTAAATCAATTTCTGAAAATGTTGTACTAAAATCTTCAAACATCATCCTTTGCATGACGATGTCACCATATCCTCCGTATTTTCTTTTAATTAGAACTTTATTGCGACGAATGAAGTGTTCCTTCAATGTAATTGGATTTATTTGTTTTTTCTTTACATAGCGGAACATAAATATGGTGTCTCTTCCGTACTACCTCAATTTATTTCAATTATAAATGTTCAGGATGTCTGTATGGATACCAGATCATTTTGAAGTAAAAGAAAGACCCAATACAGGAGCGGGATGCTTTATGGCAGCGTTCAAGGGAAATTCCAAAGTTTATGCAACAAACTTAGGTTGAGACAAGGGGGCCAATCGTGTTGATTAAGCCCCCTGATTCATAAATGTCTTCCACTTTGACAATGCTGAACCTATAGTCTGATCTATGTCCAAATACTTGTATTCTCCTAGTCTACCTCCAAATGTAACATCGTTGTGATTTATTTTCAGATTAGCATATTTGTTGTAAATGAAACTGTTCTTTTCATCCCTTATTGGGTAGTAAGGTTCAGGATGGTCTTTGAATGATATTGGTATGTCAAAACTCACAACTGTTTCTTCTTTTTCTTGATTTTTTGTTTCATAATGTTTTGGCGTTTCATTGTGGAAATGCTTGTGTTCAATGCTTCTGATGTATGGTTTTGATCCATCTACATGGTTGAAAACTGCCGTTCCTTGGTAGTCGCCATAGAATGTCTTGTGTTCAAAAGTTAAAGTGTTGTATTCCAAGAATCCGTACTCATAATCGTAAAATTTATCTATTGGTCCTGTGTAAACAAGATGATTGGCGTAATCTCTCCATTTGTTTCTCATGGTGAAAAAGTCAACTCCAAGATTGATATCGATTCCATCAAGCATTTTTCTAATTGTTTGGGAATATCCTTCTTTTGGCATTCCTTGATATTTTGTTGTAAAATAATTTTCTTCGTAAGTTAGTCTTATTGGAAGTCTTTGAATGATGGAGGCAGGTAGTTCGGATGGTTCCTTTAGCCATTGCTTTTTTGTGTAGTGATAGAAAAATAAATCATAAATTTCACGACCAACCCTGTCCAAAGCCCATTCTTCAAAGTTTCTTGGATTATCGCAAGGAATTCTTACTTCTTGCAGTTTTCTTTGAGCATCTTCTGGTGTGACAACTCCCCACAATTGGTGAAGTGTCATCATGTTGATTGGGAAAGAGAAAACTTTGCCTTGAGACAAAGCCTTGGGTTTGTTGATGTAAGGAATTATTTTTGTGAATTTATTGATGAATTCCCAAACTTCTTCACTTTGAGTGTGGAATATATGCGCTCCATATTCGCTAACCAATATTCCGTTCTGCCATCTTTTGTCATAAGTTGCTCCAGCAATGTGGTTATTTTTGTCTATGACAAGGCATTTTTTTCCTGCATCTGTTGCCTTGCGGGCAAAGGTAGAACCGAAAAAACCAGATCCAACTATGAGAAAATCATACTTTGCCATTATTTTTCCTCTCTGAGATAATCGCTTATACGACCAGCAAGGTAGGCATCGCAATATTCTTTTTGTGAACTCCATCCAAATTCATAATGTTCTTTGTTGCCTAAGAAACCTGTAACCCAAAAGTCGATATTATTTTCCATTCTGTATCCCCAAGAGGTGAATGTTTTTACTTTTGCGGCTGGTCCCCATATGGCGCTCCAACTATCACAAGCCAAAACCAAATCTGCTTCGTAAATTGTAAAAGCCAACGATTCCAGAATCGACCATGAACCTATTTTGTTAATTGTCTTCTCTATTGTTTCTTTTTTCATGCATGATTGATATGGATCGTTTGGTCCTCCAACCATTAATATTTTGAAACCTTTTTCATGAAGAATGTTTACACATCTATCCCATGTAGGCACATACCAGTCCAAAAACTGCTGAGGCTTCATCTCAAGGCTTACTGGTTGCAGAACTGCAACTTTTTCATTTTGCTTTTTTTCTGGTATGTACTTTCTTAAATCAACCCATTCCTTGATGTCATGACTGTTGCGAAAGTTCATTGGCTGGAATATTTTACAATTATATTTTTTACTGAAATAAAATGAACTGTCATTGTCGTAGTCGATGTCATATTCAATTTTTTTGATGAAATTACAAGAATCAAGAATTGTCTTAACATTTTGGCAACTTTTTTTCACTTTGCCGTGCGATTTGAATATTGGGGATGTGTGGACGATTGTTGATTGGAGATTTCTCTCTGTCATTGCGATATTGGCTCTGCACAGGTTAAGTCCTGTATCTCCAATCGCTCCTGTTTCAAAGTAAATATGTAGGTCTTCCATTACTCTGATAAAGTTTAGGAGTGCAAAAAGTGATACATGAAACAAATTGAACTCGAATATTTGAAAAAAAAAGTTGATGTCGATCTAAAAAAACAACTCATAAGCGGTCGTGTTTTGCTAGACAGATATTGCATGATTGATGAGTTATCTAGAAAATCGCCTTCTTATTGCGATCCTAATTATGCTGGATTTTACTATCATTTGGGTAAGTATATTTCTCCAAACAGTTTGATGGAATTTGGTTTTGATTTGGGTCTTTTCTCTGCGTGTTTCATGATTTCTTGCAAGACCGTGAAGAATTATTTTGCATTTAGGGAGAGCGATGGTTCTTTCTTTTCAGAAAGAATTGGTGCTAGGAATATAAGAAGATCATACAAGGGTAATTCAAAATATCACTATGGTTCTATTCATGATGATGTTTTTGACAAAGTTTTTGAAAATAGATGGGATATGGTAATTTTTTCTGTTGAAGAAAAATACGACAAACAACTTCAGTATTTTGAATTTGTTTGGCCTCACTTAAATGAAAATGCAATAATGGTTTGTGACAACATAAGAAGAAATCAGGCTACCAAAGATGCATTTGAGGCATTTGCGTTTAGCAAAAATAGAGAGTCTTGTTTCTTCAACACAAGGCATGGAACAATGATTTTGCAAAAATAAATGGCTATTAGACTAATTTATTATATTGGGCAGGAGGGTTATCGTGGGATTTGAATGCATATATCACTATCATGAAAAAGTTGATGGAGATTACGATAGGCAGGAAACGAAAACCTTCAAGAAAAAGGTTGGCGATCCATTTGATGATGTTAGTTTGGAAAGGTTGGCCGCTTCAATTATGGCTCAGATGGCAAGAAGAGACATTTGGATCACGGATGTCGAAATTTTTGAGTTGAGCAAAAAGGCCGTAAGCTTCAAAGAATCAAAAGGCGGAATCATCATAAAGAACAAAAAGTTTTTGTTTGATGGTGGTGGAGAAGAATCTTTTATAACTGTCGAAGAAATAATTCAAACAAGTCCTTCTCAAAATCCTCAATATACAGTTAGCGAATTTCAACAGGCATCAAATACTTCAATGCCTATTCAGCAATTATCAGCGGCTGCTGTTCATCCTCATAATCAGCAAAAACCTTCTCAACAGACAAGAAAAACAGTTGACCAGATGGTTTATTTGCCTGAACCCATGCATTTGCATACAGCCAAACAGAAAAACCTGCGTTTTACTGTCAACAAGAGGTATCCTATTTTTGAAAAGCGCCCATCACCAAATGGGGGAGAGATTTTTGTCACTCAAGATGACACAGGAAGAGAACAAATGGTTTCGGATGTTTACTTTGTTCCAGCAAACATCAACCTTATTGCGGACAGAGAGCTTGGTTTTAGTGAAACCAAAGAAGAAAAAGATGGGGGCAACCTCTATTGGGGAAACGCAGCAAGAGATCCCGGTATGCCTGATTTAAGAAGGAAATAATGACATGTCACTATCAAGAAAAGATATTCAAAAGAGAAAAGAGCGTGAGAACGCCGTCAGGAAGAAGGTTCTTGATAGGCGTGAAGAAATACGCAAAGAAAGGAAACTTGTAGAGGATGAAAGGAAAAAGGATAAAGAAATGTTTCTCCTAGAACATGGACATATTCCAGCCGCTCTTCCCGGCAACCCAGAATTGGCAGAAGCCAAAAAGGCAGAAAGGGAAAAAAAAGTGAGCGAAAAATTAAAACGAAATCTAGCCATCTTGAAAAATCTTGAGCAGGAATACGAACAGGAACAAGCTGCAAGAACCAATTTGAACAGCCAACTTGAGGAAGAAGGATACCATTCCATGAAAGAAAAAATGGATGCCCTTCACGCCAAAGCCTTGAAAATGCAAAAGGTAGTGGAAGACCTCGATGAAGCAGCAAGCAAATCAGGCAAGACAGAAGACTCTTTACAACAAAAATAAAATTTTCAGATTTATATCAATTTTTGGGCCTCATCTGGTGATAATAGGTTTGTGACGGCATCATCACCATCACATTACTTTTTACCATGAGGCTACTATGTCACTCGACTTTGAACCACTTGATCTTTCTGAAATTAACAAAGAGGCACAACGAGTTTCCGAGGAGGCCACTTCCAATGCCGGAGGAGGTGATTACCTTGAGAAATTCGTCAAGATGCCAGATAGGGATGGCTATGTCATGCTCCGCATTCTGCCTCGCAAGAAAGGCGGAAGCGTATGGTGTGCCACCCGTGTTCACACCCTTTCCAATCCAGAAACAAGGCAGAAGAAAACCTATCATTGTCCACGCAAGTTGACAGACAGCGACAGGGGTGGTCCACCACGCTGGCTTGGAGATTGCATTATCTGCAAGTATTACAGCGACTTGTGGCAAAGGTCTGAGAGTCTTTCAGGCAAGGCTCAGGAAGAATTGCAGAATCAAGCCCGTGCAATCAAGCCTGTCGAAAGATATTACTACAATGTCATCGTTCGTTCTGAAAAGGACAAGGATGGCAATATCAAGAAGAATGTTGGACCCAAGATTTTCTCTTGCGGCAACACCACTCATTCCAAGATTATTCGGGCTATGAAAGGTGATGAAGCTGCTGGCGAAAAGCCATTGGGAGACATCACTCATCCCAAGGATGGTCGTGACTTCCGTGTCGTTAAGAAGGTTGTCAAAGGTGGTGGTGGTATGGAATACCCCAACTACGACAACTCTAAGTTTGAAGACCAGTCTCCCGCTGGTAGCTTGGATGAGTTGAAGAGTTGGCTTGATAGCCTTCACGATTTGCAAGCCTTAAGGGCAATCAAGTCTGCGGATGAACTCAAGCATGCTCTCAAGGTTCACTTGGGAATGGTAAGGGAAAGCTCGAACTCAAATGACAGCGATCTGAGCGAGTTCAGAAATACAAATCCAGTTAAGGCCAAGCCTGCTGAAGCGATTCGTGAAGAACTTGTAGTAAGCACAACTCCTGTTTCCAAGGAAGAAACTAAGGAAAACGAGGATTTGGCTGATGATGACTTCCTAAAAGAACTCAATGGTATGTAACCCAAATAAGTACTGCCCAGATTTTTGTCTGGGCAGTACTTATTTTTTCTTTCACTTACGAATAAAGGAAGGCAGACCATGGCTAAGAAAAAGGCATCTGAAGGCGTTGATGATAGTTTCTTTTGTGATTTGGCAGAGGAAACAGGAGGCGATGTCCTTGATCAAATTGATTCAGTTAAATATTTTGTGGACACTGGTAGCCTAGCTCTGAACTATATTTGTTCGGGCAAGTTCATTACTGGTGGAATACCCGGTGGCAAACTCACCGAAATTTATGGTCCAAACAGTTCATCAAAGTCTCTTTTGGGTGCCAATATTCTTTTCGGCACACAGAAGATGAAAGGAGTTCCAGTCCTCATGGACTGCGAAAACAGTGCAAACAAGGAATTCATTCAGTTGGCAAGCCATTGCAACTTGAAGAGAATTGTGCGACACACTCCAGAAACCTTGGAAGATGTGTTTGCAAAAATGTACAAAGTAATCGAAGCCGCAAGGCAAAAGACAAGTAATGATGTTCCAATAGTCATTGTTTATGACTCGATTGGAGTAAGTCCTTCTGCCCGTGAATTGCGTGAAGTTGCTCTTCCAGAAAACTTCACGAAAGAGCAATTCAAGAAGATAGTTGGAGGTAATGAGCAACCCGGTGAAAGGGCCAAAATTTGCTCTAGAGAACTGCGAAAACTCAACACTGTCATGGAGAAACACAACGCAACAGTTGTGATTCTCAACCAAACTCGTGATAAGATTGGAACTTACATTCCAACCAAAACCACGGCTGGTGGAGGAAACGCTCTTCCTTTCTACGCTTCTTGCCGTCTTGAAACCAAGACAATGCAGAAAATAGAAAAGAAGTTAAGCGCCAAGAAAAAGAAAATCTTGGGCATTAATGTGAAGCTCAAGAATGTAAAAAACAAGACTCACAGACCTTTTGTCGAGTCTGAAAATGTCCAGTTGTTGTTCGATAAGGGAATCAATCCAATCAGCGGACTACTTTCTTGCCTTCTTGATTCAGACAGGATCGAGATATCAGGAACTGGATCATTTAAGGTAAAGCCTGCTTTTTCCAATGGCGAGGAAGTAAAGTTCCGGGCCAGTATGGATAGAAATGATGTCCCTATGGATATTCTTCTAAAATGCCCATCACTCATTGATGCATCCTCAACTAAGGAAGTTGAAGATTATCTTGAGCCCTACAAGGAAGCAATCGCTGGAAGAGCAGAAGATGATTCTGATGTAGAATTGTCAGAAGTCGATTCTCTCAGCGATGATAGCATTGACGAGGAATTGGAAGGTTGATCGTAACCTTATGATAAATTAAAAAACCTCTGACTATGAAAATTAGTCAGAGGTTTTTTTGTTATTTAAGAAATCTTGTAATTACCAGCAGAGATTTTAGTGAAATTATAGCCTTCTTTTTTTAATTCATTTTTGACTTGATTGAAACAACTGTTGATTGCGGCTGTTCCAAATCCTTTCTTGTCGTATCTTCTTTTCAAATCTTCAATGCTAACAGTTTTTTTTGAAAGTAGTTTTCTTCTGATATAGTTTTTTATATTTTGATTTGTTGTATTTTTATTTGTTATATTTTGATTATCTTCTCTGGTAATCATTTTGTTTTCGATAAGAGTGTACTCATATTTTTGATTTTTTTGCTTTGGATTACAGAAGGCTGGAACTAACTCATCAAGATCGATGACATTGCCATTTTTCATGTTTACAAGAGACATGTTGGCTTTGAAACTATTGCAGAACTCTATGAGTTGGTTGAAATTTTTTTGATGGGTGAAGAATTTGCGTTTGTCCTTGAGTTCAATTAAAAGACACTTCATGATTTGCTCCGTGATTTAGCTGTTTGGTGTTTGCAGCAAGTTATTTGGGTTTTAATCTTCTGCACAACACAATTATAGGTATTTACAAACAAAATACTACTTGCCTTTTACTTTCTCTTATAATAGATGGTGGGAGGTTTTCGATGGATTCATACAAAGAAAAAATCGATTTGAATTACCTCCGCAGATTTGGCGCAGAAATCGAAATCAATGCTTTTGATTTTAGAAGTAGGCCAGTTGGGCATGGTGAAGGCAAGTTGCCAGAAGGCACATACTATGTAGCCAACTTGGTTCAAAAATCATCAGAAAATACAGTAAAAATTCACAAATGGAGTTATGATCACAACAACACATCATGGATAATCAAGCCAGATAGTAGTTGCGGCATTGAAATCTGCACTCCAGTCCTTAAAGGCTGGATTGGTCTAATGGAAACTTGTAGGGTTATTGAGGCTCTTGGTAACGACAAGAAGGTAAATGCCGATGACCGTTGCAGTTTCCATGTTCATGTTGATGTGAGCGATTTAACTGAACAAGAAGTGGCAACAATTATTACTTGGTGGGTAAAATGCGAGCCTGTTTTCATGGATTCTGTTCCAATACTCAGGAAAAGAAATCAATATTGCCAACTTTTAGGTCAGTCGGATATATTTGAAAAAGTAGAAGATAGCTTTCATGCAAATGATTATCTAATCAGAAGACTAGGATCTTGCAAATACTATACAATCAACACTTACCATTATCACAACAATAAAAGAAAGACAATTGAATTCCGCATTATGGATGGAGATTGCTGTCTCGACCCATGGATTGCTAAGAATTATATTCGACTTTTGCTGCATTTCATTGAAAGGTCATTGAAATTTGGAATGCCAAATAATTATTTTGAGGGAGATAAGTGGTCAGGTTACTGCTGGCTGGACCCCAAAGATGTTTTTGATTTCCTTGGATTCAACAAAAAGACTGATTTAAGTCTGGGAGCCAAGCAAGTTTACGAATGGTTTCTTGATAGGCTTCACTTAAATTGTAATTATTCATTGAATCATGGAATAATGGGCAATAACGCAAGGCGTTATGCCCAGAAGGAAATAGAAGAAATGTGTTTTGAATATGGAAATATGTCGGTCGATTACGATGATATATTTAATTTCAAATATCGTATATAATTAAGGCATGGCTATCATGTCTTGAAAATCCGTCATTAGATGGCGGGAGGCTTATGTACCCTTATAAGCAACAGGTTTTGGATGAAATCGCAAAGGAAATGAAATCCTTGGGAGAGGTTCTTGTTCCTTTTAATTATCCCAAAATGCCTGTAGGCATCTGGGAGGATGATTTGGGAATATTCAAAGCAAGACAAGTCACAATCGACGGTTACTCTCTTTTTTTGCATTACCAAAAATCGGATTATGACAATTATTTGATTGAAACTTTGCAAATACACAACCTCAAAAGCCCATTCCTTCCTTTTAATTTGATTTGTAAAATAGGAAGAAGATTCTTGGGAAGCAAAAATCTTTCCCTTATTGAAATTTACAAAGAACACAGGAAAATATACATTTGGTCATTATGTTCAGATAGGCAAGGAAAATCTATGCCTATTCCAGAACAAAACAACACAGAATCATGTGAATTTGAGGGATTGCAATACACTTATATGCAACCTCAAAATATTGATTTTTTCTAAACATGTAGTTCGGTTAGAAGATTTTTTCAATCAGTATTTAATCACAATATATACCCTTGTAGCGTCAACTCAGGACGCTTTCCTTTAACGAGGGTCTAAACATGAAAAAGAAAAAAATTCAGTCTCTTATCATAGACCATTTAATGAAACATGGTCAGATTGAAATACTTTTACCAGATGGCGTTAAATTGGAAATTGGCACAACACAAGAAAATCAAAAAGGCGAACTTGTTAGAAAAGACGATTACTGCTGGGTTATCACATCAAGGGAAGGAAGATCGACAAGTTTGGATGCTTACAACATGGGTCTTAGGTTCAACGATGATGAAAAGGTTCTTGTTTTTGAAGACAAGTTCATTGACCAAGAAGGCGATCACATCAGAAGATTTGATGTTGTTTAATTAATGTGACCATTAATGTTAATTAATTTAAGTTGACCATGATGATTCAATAAAACCTCCAATGTCCCCTCGGCATAATTATTCTTGGGGGCTATTGGAGCATTGAACTCAATCCATATAAGAAATCCATTCGGAGAATAGTAAAACCTAGATATGGTTATTCTCACTCCTTTGTTTTTGATTTGTTCGCCAGATATAATTTCAAGGTGACTGGCATTTTCTTGTACTTGTTTAAGTGCATATGCCATCAACTTTGAACTGTCAATAAAGTGTGTCCAGTTGGCAATGAGGATTTTTTCCAATTTGTCAGCATCAAAAATGTCCACACTATCGCTCCATAGAGGTATGTCATGAAAAAGCCTGAAGTATATCTAAAAGAGTTCTGCCTTAAACTTTCCGATGACAATCTTCGTTTCCTTCACGGCAGATTAAGCCAAAGACTAGGAGGAGATCTTGCCGAAGCTGTTGATTTTCTAGGCGGTATTCGTGAGATCGATAAGTGGTTTGCAACAGCTTCGACTTGCAATGACTTCTACGATATGGTAGATCATATCTTCTTCGCAGTGAATAAAGAACATGAGAAGAGATCAGGGGTTGCTGCTTGATTAAGTACGCATTGCATCTAATTCCAATGAGCCTTGCTGGCATTGCTGGCTTGGCTCTTGGTTTTTGCTGGGGAAGATTTCACGGCTATCGTGAAGGAGCCGCAGACACCATTATTATGTTCGACAGCTTTGACCGAGAAACAAATAAAAATGATGTTCGACGATTCAAAGAAAACAAAAAAATCCTCGATATGTTCGCAGACCAAATTCCATATTGAAAACCCTGATTAATTTGCTATAATCAAAAAAAATCAAGAGGTCTTCATGCCACCAATCATCAAAGTTTCTGATCAAGATGTTTGCGTAGCCACATTAGAATATCCATTCGCTAAATGGAAATTTGAAAAATTCAACCCTGTCCAAAGCAGGGTTATGGAATTTTATAACCAAGATTGCAATGCCCTTGTCGCCGCAAGAACGAGTGCTGGTAAAACAGTAGTGGCAGAGCAGTTCCTCGCTCAAGAAATCCGTGAAAGAGGAGGAAAAGGAATGTTCCTTGCCCCTCTCAGAGCCTTAGCTCGTGAAAAGGTAACAGATTGGACAAACCCAGAATATCACTTCTCTGATCAAAAAATAAGCATATGTACAGGCGACTTCAGACTCACCAAAGAAAGAGCAAAAGAACTTAATGAAGCTAATATTATCATCATGACAAGCGAAATGCTTAGTCATAGAAGCCGATGTCATACATCAGAACAAAGTAATTTTCTTAAAGAAGTAGGCACACTCATCATCGATGAAAGCCATTTGCTCACAGTTAAAGGTCGAGGAGATCATCTTGAGGTTGGATTGATGAAATTCACACAAATCAATCCCAATTCCAGACTCGTTCTTCTCTCTGCAACAATGCCAAATGTTGAAGAAATATCAGAATGGGTTAGCTATAGTCTAAATCAAAAGAACACTTATGTTCTGCGATCTGATTATAGACCAGTACCTTTAACAGTTCACTATGAATCTTATGATGATGATATCAGGGGATATGATGCGTTAGAAAGAGAAAAAGTAAATAAAGCTTTGGACATCATTGATTGGTACAAAGATGATAAATTTCTTGTTTTTTCTCACACCAAGAGAACCGGCGAATTGATGAAGAAGGAATTAAAGTCAGCAGGAATTGATTGTCAATTTCATAATGCTGATCTAGAATCCTCTGAAAGAGCAAAGGTTGAAGATAGATTCAAGAACGATCCTAAGTTCAGAGTAATTGTTGCAACAAGCACATTGGCTTGGGGCCTAAATATGCCCGCTCGTCGTGTCATCATTCTTGGAGTCCATCGTGGTGTCGATGAGGTTGAATCTCACGACATCCTTCAAATGATCGGTCGATCAGGAAGATATGGTATTGATCCAATGGGAGATGCCTATATTCTTGTTCCAGAAAGCAAAGTCAATAATTACAAATCAAAATATAGCAAATCAAATAGAATCGAGTCTCAACTTTTAGAAAATGTAGGCGGAAAGTACAAAACCCTTGCTTTCCACTTAGTAAGTGAAATTTCCTTTGGCGGAATTGAAACTACAGATGATGTCAACAAATGGTTCAAAAGGTCTCTTGCTTTTTTCCAAAACAAGGCATTGAGCGATAATGTCATTGATTCAACATTGGAATTATTGAAAAAATGTGGGGCAATTGTAGAGGAAGATGGCAAGTGGAAAGCCAAAACTATTGGTAAAGTGGCCAGTATGTTCTACATGAGTCCATTTGATGTGAGCCACTTGTATTTCAACTTTTCTAAATTATTTGATTTGAATAAGCAAGATGATGATCACGCTTTGTCTCTTGCTATTGGTAACATTGATAGCCAAATGTCAAATATTGTAAATAAATTAGAAAAGGAAGAAATGAGCCTTTACGCTAATAAGGCAAAAATGCAAAATGGTTTTCTTTTGGACGGAGCAATCAAGGCTGGTTATGCATATTATTGTCTTTTGAGCGGAACCAATTCGCAGGCTTTAGCAAGTTTTCAAAGAGGCATTCAGCAAGATTTCAATAGATTGAGTCAGGTTTTGATTGCATTGGATAGTATGAGTGGTTCTTGGAATAAGGCTGGATGGTTCAAGACATTGGAAGGGAGAATTGCTTATGGTGTTCCTGTACATTTAATTGATCTTTGCAAAATTGAAAATATTGGCAAGGTTCGTGCGAACAAGTTGTATGATGCTGGAGTTAAAACTGCCAAGGATATCGCATCATGCGATCCTCAGAAGTTGTCTAAGATTATCAATATGAAAATCGATGCAGTCAACAAAATGATCAAACAGGCTCAAGGTTTGTAATGCACTTTCTTTATTCTTGAAAGGACTTGCTTTTCTAGCATTCTTCTGCGAAAAGCTGGCGGTGTTGGATTGCCACCAGAGCATGCTTTTTTTGCTTGAAAAATATCACGCTGACCTGCTAAACCACCATAGCCATAAAAATATCCAAAATATCCACCTGAACAACCACCTTGAGAGCCCATATACATCCAAATAGCGCAATCTACATCGAAACTACAGTCTGTCGTAAAAGGTAATGTTTGTGCTGGATAAGTATAATCGGCACCAATGCCAAAACTATATGCTGTAAAGCTTGGAATACTTGTTGGTAAAATGTTATAGTGAAATGCTAAAAAATCACCACCATTTACCGGAATTTCATTATGGCCATAGTAAAATTTTTGGTTGCAATTGGTTTCTGTTTTGAGTACAACAAAAACAAAAGCTTGTCTACCTGCTCCATCCAGTAAACAATTTTCATCAGGATCAGACGATCTACAATTCCAGCCGCAGTAAGGTATTGTGGGTTTTCCACACCCTTCTGGCCACGGACCAACACTTGGATCAGTTAAATAACTAGATAAAAATCCAACTTCAGTTAAAGATGCAGGCGGGGCAAAATACCCGTACCACCATAAATCTTTACGAGTCCATTCTCCCATTTTTATTTTTACGGTCCCAGAATTAGCTACTACTCCCCCCAAAGAGCAGCAGCATTCCTCAAAATTAATTTCAACGCTATATATTGATGCTTGATAAAAGCGACAAAAGTAAAAGGGAACGCCGCTAATAAGTGGATTAAAAGGAAAATCATCATTTTCAAGTGGAGGATTATAATTACTAGTTCCTCCAAGGGCAATTCTACTGAAACATTGATTATTAGCTGGGTTATACGATGGTTCCGTAGGCAAGGTGCAAGGAGTGCAGCAATTTGTAAATGTATTGTATAAATTGTAATAGTTGCTATAAATATAACTATTGCAAGTTGAATACGGGCAAAAACAACCACCTAGTCCTAAAGTTCCCGGCTGTAATCCTCCATTGGTAAATGGAGTTCTATAAGGGGGATTACAAGGCATTTATTTCCTTTCTTGTCCGAAAAATTCGGTTGGGTATTCGACTTTTACAATTCCATTTCCATCAACTTTATTTCCATTTTCATCTTCTACCCACCATCTAACTTGATTGACGGGTATATTTAGTTCATCGAGATGGCATTTGTCACGGGTGAGGACAGGCATGTGATATTCTTGTCCTTCAATTAAGACTGCAACTTTACATTCTTTTTTTTCATTGTTGTAAAGGAGGCAGTTTCCGCAAATTTTCTCTATTTCTTTTTTCTTGGCCATCGTGTAAACTCCATTTATAATTTATTATAGGGAGAATGCTATGAAAGTTATTGGATGTACATCGCAACTTGCCATGGGAAAAGACACTTTTTGTGACTATCTGGCAATAAAACTCAATCAATATGACATAAAGTGGACTAGGGGAGCATTTGCCAATGCTGTCAAAGAAACATTTTGCAATGCTTTTGGGGTTGACCGTGATTTTATAGAAAAATGGAAAAGAATTCCAGAAAATCCTCCCGGTTTCCTTATGCCAATTCGTCAATGTCTTCAATTTATTGGAGATGGATATCGCAAGATTCGTGATGAAATTTGGATTGAAATTGCTTTAAGGGATAATGGTCAAAACCTCATCATTAGTGATGGAAGATATTTCAATGAAGCCAAGAGAATAAAGGAAAAAGATGGAATTATGTTTTTGATTTATAGGCCGGGTTATTTGAATAATGATCCTAATCCTAGTGAATCGCAGATAAGACCTTTGTTGGATTGGGCGAAAAATAATTTGAATGAAGGTCCAATTGACCATCAACAAATCCTAATGCATCATCATGTTTCGACACCTTCAGAATTGATGTATTTTGATTATTATTTAGTCAATGATGGTTCTATAGAGGATTTTTATGAAAAGATTCAAGAGAAAGTAGTTCCATATATTTTGCAGACTAAAATGTATCAAAAAAAATGATTGTATTTGAAGAAAAAGATGATCGTTTTTACATTTCGGCATCAAAAATAGTTGGTGCTGGAAGGGGTGTATTTGCTGCCAGAGATATTTTGGCAGGAGAATATATGCCTATTACTGGAGTTTTGGTTGAGAGAGGTTCTGAGTCTGACAGAACAACATGTTTTTTGGATCGTTACAAGTTTGCTTCTGAAATAAAGGTTGAAAACAACAAGATTGAATTGGGTAATTATTTAATTTGTCCATTGGGATATGGAGCTTTGGTGAATCACACTAACAGCAGAAGGAAGCAAAATGTTGAGATAAGGTATGTTGATGAGAGTTTGTGTGGAAGCAAGGCTGTTTATTGGTTTATAAGGGATGTTTTCAGGTTTGAGGAGATATTGGGCAATTATGGTCCTTGTGGACATAGCCTTGAGAATACCAAAAACAATCCAGTTAAGTTGTTTAGGCCATTTTTGAAAAAAAAATAGTTAGAATTTATATCTTGAGAATTTTTGTACTGTTTCGTAACCATGTTGGCCTTGGATAATTGCTCCTAGTTGTGGATGAGCGCCTTGTAGCCATCTGATGCCAAATTCTCTTTCTTGGCATTGGTGAACGATATGTTCGTCTAGGATTTTTATTGAACTATATTTTTCAATCTTTGTTTGAGCTTTCCCATCCCGACTTCCGTCAATACCATAAATCCTAATCCTCTCTGCTGGCAATACTGGTTGCATGCTGTCCATTTCGCATTATTCCTTGGCAATGTTGTTTGGTTTGCCGGTTTGATTTCCCAAATTTCGATTCTTCCGTCATCGAATGCAACCTTTAGATCAGGGTTGTATTCATGAATGTTTCCTTCAAATGTATATTGGACCTTAAGTGGTTCTACTTCGTATCCAATAACTTCTGGCATTGCTTCCAAGCATTCGTAGACATCGCATTCCATTCCTGATCGATAGTGCATTTCCTTGCCTCCGTTTTTGTTGGATATCATGTATCCTTCACGGAACTTGGGCTTGCGTTTTTTCAGACCTCCGCCCTTGGCTGACTGGTCTTTCCATATAATAGCCTTCATCTGTCCGATTTTCGGCGTAATTTTTTCATGCGGATGCTTTGTTTTGTAGTGTGTTCGTACACAACGAACGGGAGCGCCACAACGAGCAAGAGGACATAGAACATAATCTCTGCCTTCTTCGTGAGATTCGATAATATGATTTTTATAGTTTTCAAAATCATCATGCCCCACCCCGCACACAAAGCATGTGTAGATTCTTTTCCCGTTATCTTTTGGAAATGGAAGTGTCATTTTTTCTTTGATTTCTTTTTGGCAAATTTCATGATGTTATCGATTGCATCTTCCCTGCTGCAAACATTGATTTTTGGTAAATCTCTGATGCTGAATACTGATTCTGTTGAGTTTTCAGGATCATCATTGATTATTTTGGCTAAATTAATTGCTGGGAATCTTGCTTCTTGTCTGAATCCGGGCATCATTGGATCATCTTCTGTGTCTGTTTTGAGTTTTGCAAAGATGACTCTGCTATCTTCGGGCGCACCAAAGTAGTCATCTCCTTTTTTGAAGAATAGAATTAGTTCATGTTTATCAAAGATATTGTTGATTGAGTCAATATTTTCCTTGATTTTAAGTTGGTTATCCCAACGATCAAGCAAATCACGAAAAGATGAAAAACAGGGAGATTGCATTTTTTATTCTCCATATATCATTACAAAACATATATAGGTTTATGGAACACAGTTTAAGTGGATTTAGAAAATTCTTGGAGGAAACAGATTCTCCAGAGAAAGGCAAGAAGCAAGACTATTGGGATAGTCTTGAGGACGAAGAGGGTATTTCTTTTCCAATGTTGAAGAAATCTTTTACTGTTGAGCCATGGGTTTCTTCTCATTTTGCTCTTGGCCCACAGGGGAAAGAAACATGGCATAAGTTACAGCCTTGGAAAATTGTTAAGGGATCAATGAGTCCTGCTGGCGCTGACATCAGGATGGTTAACACAGGTACTGAAAAAACATATCTTCAAGGAAATAGGCCTGATAAAGGTCCAAAAATTAGAAAAAGATATTTTATGAAAAGGCCAGACTTGCAGAATTTTCAGACAGGTGGATGGCAACCTGCAATTCAAGGTGGAGGCGGTGGCGGTGGCCCACCTATGTGATGATGAAAAATTTATCTTTCAGAGAATGGCTTAAACTTACAGAAGTTGGAACAAGTACAGCTAGTGTGGCAACATTTGCGATGCCTTTATTTGGAGGTCCATTCGCAAGACAATATCCAGAAATAATTGGCGGCAGAGAAGTTAAGCGCAAAAAGAAAAGCAAAAAACACTTATGACTTTTGGTGACAAAACAATTAATTAAGAAGCCTTTTAAGCATACATACTATGGCTGGATGGAATTCAGCTAGTTCCTATCAAGGAGGTATATGGAATGGTGGTTTTTGCTTTTAGCAGGCATGGTTTATTTTTCTTATGCATATATTGCTTTTAGTGAACATTTCAATAAAAATAGTTACACTTATTTTTCACTTTGCATGTTAATAGGTGTTTTCTATAATCTTCTTTGGTATTGGTCAACAAGAATAACAAAAGATAAGGAAGACTTTTTTGTTTTGGTACTAATGTGGGATGTTGTCTATATGGCAGTATTCTACTTTGTACCTGTTTTTTTATTTGATGTTAAGGTGGATAAGTGGGGAATCATAGGAATGATTACTATGGTTATTGGCATTCTTATCATGAAAATTGGTCATCATTCTGGTTGATTTTTTGCATTGAATTTTGATTGTTTGGTGTGTTATAATCACTTGGATTGTGGAACAAAATAATCGCAAGGTGATGAGATCATGCCCGATATTATGGATTCTATAAGCCAGAAATCAATTAATTGCCTTGACAAAGGGCATGTCACCTTAGTGGATGTCATGCCTAGAGTCGTTCCTGAAGGAAAGACGGCAGATTATGCCATTGTTCAGGCTGCTAGAGTGAGTTATGGAGATGGCACTAAAACTGTCAACGAAGATCGTGGTCTGATTCGTTACCTTCTCAGGCATTCTCACACGACTCCTTTAGAGATGATTGAATTTAAGTTTCATGTAAAGATGCCTATTTTCGTTTGTCGTCAATGGGCAAGGCATCGCATGAGTTCAACGAATGAAATTTCAGCTAGGTATTCAATTCTGAAGGATGATTTTTATTTTCCTGCAAGTGGCGATTTGAGAAAACAATCTTCAATAAACAAGCAGGGAGGAGATGGCAGCATTGATGAATCAAGTGCTTCTTCTTCCTATTGTATTAAAAAGATAGTTGATGATGCAAACAATAATTATAATTTTTACGAATATATGATTAAATCTGGGGTTGCGAGAGAGCAAGCCAGAATGGTTTTGCCTCTTAATATTTACACAGAGTTTTATTGGAAGATTGATCTTCACAACTTGTTTCATTTTTTGGCATTGAGAGCAGACAGTCATGCTCAAAAAGAGATTAGGGTTTACGCTGATGCTATTCTTGTTTTATTGAGGCAGATTGTGCCTATTGCCGTTGAGGCTTGGGAAGATTACCACCACATGCGTGGTGCAATTAAGCTAACTAGATTAGAAGTCGAGTCTTTGAGAGATTATATTCAGCAATTCCAATCTTTTGCTAAAGCTGAATTCAAGCAGGTCAATAGTGAAAACAAGCGTGAGCAAGCTGAATGGCTTGATAAGGCTTCTATTTTAGGCATTAATTTACCTTTACCGACACAGCAGGGGCCTGAGGGTCAATCATCTTGAATCCTAAGCCGTTTATAATTTGAAAAGACAAAAGAATGAAAGTAATCATGTTTCCTCCTAAAGGTCACTATATCTCATGGAAAATATTTTGCAATTCTTAGAAAGAGACAAAAATGGCCCAAGATTGAAAATTGCAGTCTTGGGTGATTCTATGATTGATGAATATTTTGATGTGCAAGTTAAGAGGATATCGCCGGAATATCCGATACCAATACTTCAATCAGAGTGCAATGATCCACAAGTTGTTCCCGGTGGAGCAGCTAATGTTGCATGTCAGTTTGGCAATTTTAACGCAGATGTCAGCCTTGTTTCCTTGATTGATCAGGAAGCGGTTAAGATTTTTGCAAAATCAGGAATAGAAATCAACTCTGCTTCTCAGATCGTACAAAATAAAATTCCACGCAAGAAAAGGTTTTTCTCAGACAATTTTCAGGTATCCAGAATTGATTTTGAAAAACAGAATTATGGGTTGACTGATGATAATCTTCAAAATGCCGTAAAGAATTTGTTATCTTATTTCGGGCAGCAGCACTATCAGGCTGTTATTTTTTCTGATTACGGTAAGGGTATTTTTAATTATTTTGACAATTCAATCTTGAAGAAATTTCCAATCACAATTGTTGATCCTAAGAATGGCGATATTGCAAAGTGGCGTGGATGTACGGTATTCAAGCCAAATCGTGAAGAGGCTCTGCGTTTGAGTGGCAAAAAGACAGTTTTTGATGCTGGAATTTACTTGTCTGAATTTCTTGGTTCATCTGTTGTTATAACAGAAGCTTCTAAAGGTGTAAGCGTATTTGAGAATGGTGTTTTTCGTGAAATAAGACCAGATATAAGTCCAGCAGTTGCTGAGTCGGTCATAGGAGCGGGAGACTGTTTTGTTGCATTCTTGACTATGTTCCTTCTAAGAGGTTTTAGTCTTATTGATTCCTCAGAAATGGCATTTAAGGCTGGAACATTGTATGTTTTGAACAAAAAGAACAAACCTATAACTAAGCATGATCTTTTATTTTCAATTGATCATGTTGGTTCAAAAATAATTTCTTTTGATGATTGTGGCTTTTTGTGTGACAGAAAGTTCAAACTTGTTTTCACGAATGGATGTTTTGACATTTTGCACAGGGGCCATATTGAATCATTTAAGTTTGCCAAAAGTCAGGGAGATAAACTTGTTGTTGGTGTTAATTCAGATGCAAGTGTTGGCAAGTTAAAGGATGGAAGGCCCATCAATTCGATTAATGATCGAATTTCGCTCTTAGCTTCTTGTGAGTATGTCGATTATGTCATTGTTTTTGATGATGATACACCTTTGGAACTTATCAAGAAAATAAGTCCCGATGTTTTGGTTAAGGGAGAGGATTACAGGGAAGAAGATATTATCGGACATGGAATAGTGCCGGAAATTAAAAGATGCCCTCTAGTTGAGGGCATCAGCACAACAAAAATCATCGAGAAAATCAAGAAAATTTAGCAAGAACACTTGGTCTTGCCGCATTCCTTGCAGCACTTGCAATCTTTGCAGCATTCGCCTTTAAGTGTGCAAGAATTGTTGTCGCAGCATTTGCACACGCATTTGCATGGCACATGACAATCGCAAGTTCCTTTGCAGCATTCGCAAGAACAGCATTTCTTACTCATGCCGCATCCGACAAAGAATCCAATGATGATAACAGCTATGATGCCCAGAATGTTTTCATAAAAGTTGTTCATGTTTGTTTCTCCTTCTAAAATATATAGTTGAGAACAAACAAACATGCCAAGAAGAAAAAACAATATAGACAAAAAAGCAAAAAAGAAGGGAAAAGGCAAATGTAGATTTTGTCCTTGTGACACTTATGAATTGTTGGATTTGCATAGGATAACTGAGGGAAATGAGGGAGGAATCTATTCCGACCAGAATACAGTTGTGGTTTGTGCGAACTGTCACAGGAAGATTCATGCCGGAATAATCAAAATAGACAGACAATATTCAACCATGTCAGGAAGATGGTGTTTGCATTATTGGATTGATGATGAGGAATATTGGTCAGTAGATGATAGATAATTCATGCTTACATTTCAAAGTTTTTTAGAGAATAAGCTGAGAAAAGGTACATTTGACTTTGGAACAGTCCGTAGTCCTGCGAGGTTGATTGCCAAGGGGACAGCAAAACCGGCAAAACCAGTAAGACCAAATTTTTCATTCAAGGCTAGAGATGAAATTCAGGCATTTTTTAGAAACAAATGAAAATATTCAAAATCTTGCTGACAGGGGCGGAGTTGATATTAAAGGATTGAAAACCAATCAGCTTTCCGTTGGTTTGAGGGTAGAGAAAGAACACAAGGGAAAAATGGGAAGAGATACAGAAGTTGCCAAAAATGATGTTGATGTTCTTAAAATTGCTGTTGCTCATTTGAGGGAAGGCCCATATTATTATTTCAAGCTAATTAAAGCAGGTCTTTAATTTAACTCTAGGAGTTTGAAATATGCGTAGTTTTAATGAATTTATGGAATCCAAGATTTTCAATGAAAATGACTTGGATCATTATGCTCAAGTAAGTGATGAGGCTTTGGACAATGCTTATCATTATGGCCGTTCAAAGCCCGGAACATTTGGATATGAGGCCAATAAGGGTAGCGCCAAGTTCGCTCTTAATTTGATGCAAAATGGCGAAACAGACATTGAGAAAATTTCTGATGCTATTCATAAAGGCTGGGCCAGTGTGGCGACCACATATGATGATCCCATTTATGCGACCAAGCCTGAGAAGAAGGAAAACAGGATGAAGTTGGCAAATACTTCTTACTCTGACTTGTCAGAAGACGAGAAAGAAAAGGACAGAGTTGTTGCCAGATCTTTGCTACAAGCATACCAGCAAAATAATACTTAAAAAAATCATACTACCTTAGTTTATGATTTCTTCACTTGGCAATGGTTTGACGATTGCCATTAATTGTGATTATTTGCCACATCATGACTGGATGTCTTTTTTGACATATTGGTCAATAGCCAAGACTTTGCCGGATTGCAAGGTCTTGGCTACATGTGTTAGGCAAAAAATGAATATGGATATTTTTAATTGGCCAAGAAAATGCAATGTACAATTCGCATATCACAAGCCAATGGTTGATGAAGAGTTGTATAATTTTATAATGACAAGTCCGAAATTTGAAAAGACAAAGTCTTTATTGTTTGTCAAACCCGAAATTATTTTCATAAGGGATTTTGAGGAAGCAAATTTTCCAGTTGAAAAAATTCATGATTTTAAGGGTATTTCTGAGATCGATGGTTTGGTAAGTGATTCAAAATCTGAAAATTCTACCGTTTGCTGTGATTATTCAAATGGTTGGGGTAAGTTTGTGACTTCCAAGTGGATAAATAAAACAAGCATACCTTTTTCAAGAATTGATTTTTCTTGCATGGGAATGACTGTGAATGAAAACAGAATTGCAGGGATTTGGAAATCAGCATCAAAGATATACCCAAGTTTATCAAGGGGATAAAATGAGAAATTTTAACTACGACGAAAATGAAGATTTTCGTGAAGATATCGACAAGTTTTTTGAGCAAGACGGAGAGTCTGGAGACAATTATGACGATTTCTTGAAAGAAGAATTTGCAATTCAAGAGGCAAAAATTGCTCTTCAGAGCAGGGATATTAATCTTCGTTTGATGAGGACGGCTGTAAGAGTTTGTGAAAAAACTTTTCTTTGGTCTTTTTATTCAATCGTTACTCGTATGAAAATGATTTCCGAAACATATAAAAAACTTAAGAAACTAGAGGATTGATATGCCTTTTTATGAATTTTCCTGCAAGAAATGTAATCACCGTTATGAGGAGCTTACTTCTCACGATCCTTCGGGCAAATACAAGGATGTAACATGCCCGAATTGCAAAAGCAAATCAAAGAAGAAGCTTATGTCTGCTTGCAAGTACCAATTTGCAAATCCAGAAGGAACAGACCGCTGGAATAGCGAAAGCAGCGGACATGATTATAGATTCAACCATAATTTACCAAAAGTAATTACAGAAAGACAAAGAGCAGAAGAAGCAGGAAAAAATCCCGATCCATATAATAAGATAAATGACTTAGAAAGTGACAATTCATGGGGCGAAGTTAAGTAAAAAATAATTAATTCAAAAAAAATTCCTCGGTTTTTACAACCGGGGTTTTTTTATGTCAAATTCTGGCTTATAATGTAATCGGGTAAGTCTGTGTCATATGCAAACATCCGTAGGCCGGAGGCAATATAATGAACAAGCTGCAAAAAGTGATTTCAAATTTCAATCGTGAACAGTTCAAGGCAATCAATACTGAAATTTCTTTCTCAGAATATATTGATCTTTGCTATCAAAATCCAAAACTCATCCGTAATTCATGGCAGACCATCTATGACATGATCATGGAAAAGGGAAGTTATCCTGTTGAGGAATACCGCAAGACATATGTCAATTACAAGTTTTTTGATGATCCAGATTGTCCAATCGTTGGCTTGACCCCGATGAAGGACTCTCTCGTCAAGTTTATCAAGGGAGCGGCAGGCGGATACGGGACAGAACGCAGAATTCTTCTTCTTCATGGACCTGTTGGCAGTTCAAAGTCAACTATTCTCAGACTTATCAAGAGAAGTCTTGAGAAATACAGCAAGACTGATGCTGGAGCTTGGTATAGCTTCAAATGGGTGAATCTTCCTACAGGCGCTGATGGGATCTACAACAACCCAGAATGCGAATGCCCAATGCACGAACAACCTCTTAAGTTGCTCCCCAAGGAAGTTCGTGGACAAATCATTGCAGATATCAACAGGATTCATGAAGAAATCGCAACTCCACAAGAGAGGAGCGATATTTACACTCTTAAATGCAATGACGAACTTGATCCTCTTTGCAATTTCTTTATGAACGAACTTCTGAAGAGATACGAGGGTGACCTTCAAAAAGTTCTTGACAACCATATTAAGGTCGTCAGAAAGGTCCATTCTGAAGCCAATCGTTGTGGAATCGCAACATTCCAGCCCAAAGATGAAAAGAATCAAGACAGCACAGAGCTAACAGGTGATATTAACTTCCGTAATATCGGAAACTTTGGTTCAGACAGCGATCCAAGATCATTCTCTTTTGATGGAGAATTCTGTGCTGGCAACAGAGGAATAATCGAGTTTATTGAAGCACTTAAGCTCGATACTGCATTCCTTTATGACCTTCTTGGTGCATCCCAAGAACAAAGCATCAAGCCAAAGAAGTTTGCTCAAGTAAGCATTGACGAGGCAATTTTTTCGCACACAAACGATCCAGAATTTCAGAAGCTCAAGAGCAACCAATATATGGAAGCTTTCCGTGATCGTACAACCAAGATTGATGTTCCTTACACCCTTAGATGGAACGAAGAGCTAAGGATTCTTGAAAAGGACTATGGTCCCGGTAAAGTTCGCCAACACATTGCTCCTCACACTCTTGAAATTGCCGCTTTGTGGAGTGTATTGACTCGTCTTGCTGACGATAAAGATGGCAAGATTAGCCTTGTCGAGAAGGCAGAACTTTATGATGGCAGGCTTCTTGCAGGATGGACTGAAGATTCTGTCAAGGAACTAAAAGACAAGTATCCCGAAGAGGGCATGAGTGGTGGGATTTCAGTTCGATATCTACAGGACAAGATTTCCAACTGCCTTGCCAACAATCATGACTATGTCAACATGTTCATGGTTCTCAATGAATTGCGTGACGGCCTTGACCATTGCAGCTTGCTTACCAATAAGGAGCAAGTTGGCCGTTACATCACTTGTATCGATCTTGCAGTCAAGAAGTTGACTGAAATCTTGAAAGCGGAGGTTCAGAAGGCTTTGGTCGGCGATAAGGAAGCGATTAAGCGTCTTTGCTCAAACTACATCGATAACCTCATGGCATATATCAACAAGAGCAAGATTAAGGATCAGATCACTGGCCAAGACCGCAAGCCAGACGAAAGGCTGATGCGTCAGATTGAGGAAAAGATTCAGATTCCAGATACTGGATGTGATGATTTCCGCCGTCAGATTGCCGCCTTCATCGGCCATCTTGCTCATGAGGGCAAGAGTTTTCAATGGGATTCCAATCCTAAGCTTCGCAAGGCTCTTGAGGCGAAACTTTTCGAGGATGTCAAGGACACCATCAAGTTAAGCGCACTCAATATGAGCGGAGCGAGTGTTGTTGACAAAGACTTGCAAGAAAAGATTGATGCAGTCAAGACAAGACTCGTTAAAGAGTTTGGATACAACGAGAGAAGTGCAACGGATGTTCTAGAATTTGTTGGCGGAATTTTCTCCCGTGGCGATCTAGCCGAAGACGAGTGATGATTGAATTAACTTTATAAAAAGGTGACGATCAGTAAGGAGGATTCATGACCATTCAGAACCATTGGTTACAGTCTGCTCAAGTCAAGCAACTCATGAAAGAAATTGATGAGATTGCTATGGATATTTGGTCACAAGATGGAACTCTTGGCGATCTGTTTTCTGCCTTGAATGACGATCATACTGATCTTCTTTTCTCGATGAAGATCAAGGACTTTGCAAGCGATCCAAATGACATGTCATGCGGTATCGAGCTTGTTTCTCCTTAACCAGAAAGGAATCCGTCACAAGATGACGGTTAAGCTATGCCTCGTCGCATTCATGAAGATTGGCAGCATTTCCGTGATGTAATTTCAGGGCGAATCAGAAAAGCCCTGAAAAAATTCATCAAGAGCGGACAGATCGTCAAAAATCGTGGAAAAAATGGCAAGATTTCCATTAACATCCCGAAAATTGACATTCCTCATATTGTTTATGGAAATAGTGGCGAGGGAGTTGGAAGAGGGGATGGTAAAGAAGGAGATGTCATAGGCAAAGATCCGCAAAATGGCAAGGGAAAAGGCAATGGAGCAGGTCAAGGAGAGGCTGAAGGAATCACAATCAATCTTGATTTGGAAGATGTCCTGAGGTTTATGCAGGACGAACTTCAACTCCCAAATCTAAAGAAAAAGCCAAATGAAATTTACGATGAAATTAAAATCAAGTATAACAATATCAGTCTGATAGGACCAGAATCTCTTAGGCACAATAGAAGAACTCTCATGCAGACCTTGAAGCGTCAGGCTGCTGAGGGAACTCTTGAAAAACTAAATCATGTTGCTGGAATTAAAGACCCAGTCAGAGTTCTACAGCCAATCAATGAAGATAAGAGATACAGACAATTTAACGAAATTAAAATACCAAGCAGTAATGCTTTGATTGTCTTTGCCCGTGACGGATCTGGTTCCATGGATCAGGCCAAGTGTGAAATCGTCAGTGATATGGCTTGGTGGATCGATGTTTGGATTCGTCGTTTCTATGATCGTGTTGATCGCCTCTATGTTTGGCATGATAGTGAGGCCATGGAGGTTGATGAAAATAAATTTTATAAATATCGATTCGGAGGAGGAACAAATTGCTCCTCTGCTCTTAAATTTATTTCCAAGCAATTTGAGAACAGATATCCTCCAGAAAAGTGGAACATTTATGTTTTCTACTTTACAGATG